TACCATCTGTTGTTAAAACTGAACCAACAGGACCAATTGCTAATCTTTCAGAGGCTGCGCCGCCTTGTTTGATTATGTCTCCTCTTGTGCTTAATACTGCACCTGAATCACCTTGTGCAATTACTTGCCAAGCAGTTGCGTCTGCGTCTGGAGATACATTGACAACTCTATCTTTTATTGCAACATAAGTTGATGAAGTTAATCTAACAACATCACCAATATTGTATGTTGTACTTGCGTTATAAGCCGCTCTGTAATTAAATCCTTCAAGGTTTAATGTCCAATAAGATGTGTTTGTTGTACCGTTTGTATTTGCTGGATATTGACTTGAATGATTGGCAGTTGCTACATAGTTATTACCACCGTATTGAATAGTATCACCTGTTTTGTAAGATGTGCCATGTGAATATGCACCTAAAGCTTTGAAACCTGTTGTTATGACATCCCAATATGAATTGTCTGTAGGCGTTTGTCCAGCAGCTGGTGTTGCATTTACATAAACATAAGTGTAACCACCATAAGTTACTACATCACCATCTTGATAAGTTGTGCTTGAACTATAACTATCTTCCCATTGTAATCCTTCAGCATATACTTCCCAATTTGAACCTATTGCAAAAGTGCTTGCTGATGTATGTTGTAATTTACATCTATATTGATATGCACCGTTTTTAACAAGGTCGTTTAGTTTGTAAAATGTGCTACCTGCCCAATTTCCTTTAAAGTATAGTCCTTCAGTATGTAAACTGTATTTACCTGCTGATAAATCTGTATAAAAATTTGCTGTTGCTGATTGTGATGTGTGATTTGTTAAAACAACATAAGTATTGGCACCATATTTTACAATATCGTCTACCAAATAAGCTGTTGAGGCAGCCCAATCGCCACGCCATTTAAATTTAATTCTACCTAGTTTAAAATCTGCCATTTTTTACCTTGTTATTACTATTATTTATACAACAACTAATACTATTTATACAACTTAAACAGCGTCCTGATAACTAGTAGCAGCTACAGAATAAGTTGACCCCTCTGCTGTACTATAGTCATCACTTGTTGCTGATGGATTGTATGCCCTATTTTCTCTCTTTACCAAATATGCGTCACTATCTATAAAATATGTTGCGTCACCATCTTCAAATAAGTATTGCCAATATTTGTCAGTTGAATTTTGTTTATTTATTTTATTTATGTGCCCTATAACCACTTGAGCTCCAGAAGGTGGTTTTACTATAAATGTTACTGCTGGTGATGAGTATGTAAAATCTAAACCTTCTTTCATTAATATATTATTTACATATACTTTAATTCTATCTGCACTAATCACCGGTACTGTTAATGAAAAAGCTGTTGTAGAATTATCTCCAGCATAATATTGTATATTAATTAAAGTTTCGTCAAAATCTACATGACCACCTGAAATCGGTAGTTGTATTGATTCATTAGGAACACCGTTAGATAAATCTACTATGTCTGTATTATCTTTATCAATTTTTGCGTAATAAAGAAGACCCTCTGTTGTTCTACGAAGTCCGTGAAAACTCTCTTTAGATTGTTGTCCTTCAGGTACTACTTGTCCTACTACAGCCATTAACTAATCTCCAATATACTTAAATAAGCTTCAACATCTACAGACGAACTATCTGGATTAGGGTCTGCATATATTCTAATCTTATCATTGTTTTCTAAGTTGATTGGTTTATCCATAATTAATGTGTTGTTAGCAGATACATTTAAACTTCTACCTACATGTCTAAATGTAGAACCGCCGTCTATGGTAACTTTAATATTTATTTTAGCTGCATTTGTAGAACTTAAATTAGAAATATAAATTGCATGTATAACGGCAGTTGTAGAACCACCCGCTGTGTAAACATCACCAGCTGAAGTATCTAAAACACCAACATCAAGTCCTGCATTTTTAAAACTACTCGCCATTTATTATCCCCCGAATACTATGCCGTATGCTAAAGCGTCACCGTCCATAGCGACTGTACCTGATTGATTAGGTAATGTTATTGTTCTATCAGCAGTTGGTTCTGCAACTGTTAAAAAAGTTTCGTATGAGTTTCCTAAATTACCTTCAAATACTAATCTTGCACCTTGGTCTAATAATATATCGGTAATTGTTGAAGCTCCATTTGTCATAACATCTTGCAATGTTACTGAACCTGCACCACCAACTTCTTTTACAGAATTGCCACTTGTCTTTATATAAAACTTACCGTCTGTAACATTGACTGATAATTCGCCGACTTCTAAATCACTAGTAGTTGGTACGGCTAATGCTGTTTCACTTCTTTTTGGTTTTATTACTGTTGCCATTATTTACAAGCTTTTTTAATCTGTTTGATAAGTTTATCTTTTGTTTGTCTTTTATCTAACTCAATACCAATTTTTCTGCCTAGTTTTTCTAACTCAGCTTTTGTTTTCTTATTGATATTTTTTAAGTCTATTTCATCTTCTTTTTTTAGAACTAAAGGATAGTCTAAACTAAAAAGACCTTTAAATTTTTTCCATAATTTTTTCATATTAGAATGAACCTCCGTCAACTGTTGTTACAGTAACATTACCACTTGATACTGTGAAATTGTCTGAAGCAAAACTAGCTACACCAATATTTGATGTACTTGCTAATTCGCCTTGAATTGTAAGTGTTTGTCCTGAAGCAACTGTATTTATTCCTTCGCCAGCTAAGAACTCCATAGGAATACCTATTTGAGTTGCACCTTGTGTAGAACTTTCGTCTGTAAAGGTAAAGTTTTCTATCTTTGCACCGTCAATACTACCTGCTAACATAGCGTTTGTAACACCTAATGCTTTAACTCTTAATGCGTCTGCGTTTACTTCGATAGATGAACCGTCAACAGCAACATCCATTTGATTACCAGATTTAGTTAAAGCTGCACCTGCTGTAATTTGACCTGCACCAGAAAATTGTGTTACATCTAAAGCAGTTGTACCAAAAGTTGGAGCCCCTGTGTGAGTAAATACATAACCGTTATCTCCGTTAGCAGTACCTTCTTCTACGAATACAAATGAACCACCCGATAATTCAGCAGGTTGGTCTTCAGGAGTTGCTCTTGTTAAAACCCAATTTGATGAACCATCACCAGCAGTTGATAAAACATAGATACCGTTTTGAGCAGCTGTTGTTTGGTCTTTAACTAAAACTCTATCATTAACAGTTGGCGTTACACCGTCAACTGCAAAAGCAGCTTGTGAACCAGAGTTTGTTAATGTTGCACCAACACCTGCTGTTCCGTTAGCGTAAGTAGCCGATAAGTTTGCTGTAGTAGCAACTCTTGTTGACGGTTTAGCGTCAAGTCCTTGAGCAACTTGGTCTACATATGCTTTATTAGCTAATGAGTTAGTTGTAAATCTTGCTCTATCTTCGTAACCACTTGGTACTGTAATTGTTCCTGTTCCGTGAGGAGAAAAAACAATGTCAGTATTACCTGAAGCAGTTGAAATTGTTGCACCATTAATTGTAATACTATCTACTACCAATGATGTTAAACCTGCAATGTCAGTTGTAGCTGCACCTAAAGTTAATGTAGATGTACCTAAAGTAGTTGTAGGATTTGCTAAGTTACCATTTGAGATAGCTGCACTACCTGATAAGTTAGCGTTTGTTAATGCTGTTGCTGTAACTGTTACTGTATTGTCTGTTACAGTCTGAACTAAACCACCTGTACCTGCAAAGGTAAGTGTTTCAGCAGTATTGTATGTATCTGTTCCTGTATCACCAGCTAAATCTATAAACTGATTAACAGTTGCGAAATCTAAATTACCTGAACCATCTGTTTTTAAGAATTGTCCGGCAGAACCATCACCGTTCGGTAATGTAAATGTTGTTGTGGTTGTAACTGCGTTAGGAGCTTTTAAACCTATAAAGGCTGAACCGTTATTTGTTCCCTCATTTAATTTTACTGTACCACCTACTGTAGCAGAATTACCAACAATAACTTGGTCTATTGCTAAGTTTGCGTCTGCTGTAAGTGCTGAACTTCCTGTTAGTGTACCAGCAACATGGTCTAACATATCAGAAAAATACTGACCGCCAATTACTGTTACATTATTTGCGTCACCGTTTCCGTCAACACCACCCTCACCAATAAATAATCTGTCACCACTATTTGCTTGTGTACCTGTTCCATGTGTATATGCTAATTCACCAAGTTTCAGCGTACTTGGGGCCGTTGCCGCTGAACTTCTTTTTATCTGAATTACTGTTGCCATCTAAAACTCCTAAAATGCTCCTGCGTTTATGGTCAAAGTTCCGGATGTAGTTACTATTTCATTTGTAGTTACAAACTTTGCGTCACTTGACCTATATTGTAATATTGCACCATCATTTAAGTCAGTTGTGTCAACATCTCCTAACAACTTCAATTGTAGAGAATTATTTGCTGCCGCCTGAGCAGAGGGTAACGCAACAGATACCTGTTGTGGTCCTTGTGATGTATTTACATTAATTCTTGCTGTAATATCAGGCATTATTTCTCTCCTTGTGTATATTTATAACAAAAAAGAGTTGAATTAGATAGATACTTGTGGTCGTACCGTAATAATACCTTCGATAACCCTTGTGACATTGCCACTAGAGGTCTGAGTAATCTCTAAATCGTACACATATCTTTCTGCGTCAAGAGCAGCCGAAACTGTTGATGATAGAGAAAGTGTGACAACACCTGTAGTTGCGTCAGCGGCTACCGTTGTGGTTATTGTCGTTCTTGTACGAGTAGAGGCGAAGCCTTTAGCCATCTTAGCATTAGCAGTATATCCTG